GTATGTGCGCAGACCTGTAATGGTTGCCAACTTGGTTGCGATTGCTGTGGCAACTGTGTTGACGGTGGCTGGCGTACTCACGCAACACCAATGATTCTGTATGGCGAGAGAAGGTCACGCACGTCAGGGTCAACCGCACGGACTTGGATTGCCATGTCTGCGAAGCCAACCACGCCGAGTGCGGCGTTGTATCGGGCGAATCCACGAATGGACAACAGGACTGCGGCTTCTCGCACGTCATCAGGCACAGCGTTCCAACCCCATTGGGCTGTCACTTGCACGAGCGCAGGGTCAGGGTTGTATTGCAGTGGGAATGTTTTGCCGCCGATTGCAACGATGCGGCGATACGGGCGACCATTCAAGCCTGCGTCCAGTGGTTCCAACTGATAGTCGGTGCCTTGTGTCCATGTGTTCTCAAACGTTCCGTCTCCATCATCATCTGTTTTCACTGTGATGCTGGTGGTTGCCATGTCGCTTACGGACACGTTGTATGAGTCCACTGGATACTGGCTGACAGCAGTTTGTGCGGTCTTGTAGAACCAACGCCCTGTTACGCCATCAATGCGACGTGATGCGCCTTCAATCGCTTTCTCAATCAAACCGTCATCAACGTTGTCAGTGAGACGGAGTGCTGATTTGACCTCGGCAAGCGTGCAATAGCCGTTGGTGATTGCCACGTTCAGCCTTTCTTACGCTTGGTGGCAGGTGCGATGACTGCTCGTTCCTCGTTCGGTTCTGCCGTAGCAGTTTCCTTTGTCATGTACTTGTGTTCGTATCCAAGTTCACGCAAAGCGGCATCAACTGCCTTGATTCGCTCGGGAAGATTGCGCATGACATAGCCATGTCGTTCAATCAGAAGTGCTTCAATGTGTTTGCTCATTTTTGCCTTTCAAGTGAAAGTGGGTGGCAGTCCCGACGACCACCACCCACTTCACATTGCCGTGATTTGGAATCAGAAGGTCGGAGTGACCAGACCCGTTCCGTTGATTTGCGCCCATGCGTTGGGGTAGCGGTTGGCGGTGTAGGCGGCGTAGCCGTACACGACGCACAGCACGTCCAGTTCGGCACCCTTGGTCTGCTCAAAGCGCAGGTACATCGGCTCACCGTTGCCGTCCTCCCACAGGTGGAGTTCCTGCAAGTTGCCGACGTAGATGGTGTCCTGATTGGTGCCTGCACCCTGTGCGGTGGAAACGTTTGCGTCCGTGATGATTGGCAGACCAAACATTTCGTAGCCGCTGTTGCCGTATTCCACTGCGCCGTTGCCCGATGCAATGCCATTCATGTTGCGTGCCGCAGGAACAACCAACGGGCGGTTGGTGGTGTCAAGCGATGCCATGATGAATCCAAGGCGGCGTGGGTGCATGATGATTGCGTTCGGACCACCGAAGAATGTGGACTGAACCTTCTGAATGGCATCAACCATCTTGGGGTACAGTTCCGCAACCGTCGGAGATGCGTCGGTGTAGGTCACGGTCTGTCCTGCCGAAGCAAGCAGTTCTGCAACCACGAGCGCATCAAGCGAAGTGTGGTAGGAGGAAACGAGGTCGTTCATCACCAGCGAATCAACGTTGGTGCCACGCTCGAGCGCCTGACGGCTGACCGTCTGCTGACCTGCAATCGTCTGCACCGACACGTCCAACTTGGTGTCGTCCATGTTCGTTTCCGAAACTGCGGCACCTTCCGTCTGAACTGCGGTGCTGGAACCAGTGGTCACCTTGCTGATGCTGATGGTCAGACCCTCAGCAGGCAGGGCGTGCTTGCGTGCGACGTTTGCAACAGGGCGACCTGCACGAGCGAACGGGGCGGCGAGTTCGGTGAGGTACTGCGGCACGATGAGTCCAGCAAAGTTTGCGCTGGTCACGTCACGACGCTCAACACGCTCTTCCTGCATGTGCCGAGTAAGACGCTCAGATGCCGCAAAGTCATTGCGGAACTGGGCGGCGTAAGCATCTGCCATGAACGAGTTGCGGTTGCCCTTCTCGTAGGTGCGTGCTTCCTTCTTGACGCTCGTGTTCACAGCAAGTCCAGCGTTTGCACGGACTTCCTTTGCCTCGGCGGAACGGGCTTCAAGGTCACGATGAGTCTTGATGCTGTCGTCCAGTTCGGCGGCGGAACGAAGTGAGGTTGCGATTGCCTTGTCCTCGTCTGCGGTCAGGTCACGTCCTTCTGCCTCGGCGGCATCAACGACTGCCTGAGCCTCAGCGAGAAAAGCGTTGCGCTTCTCAATGAGTTTCTCTGACATTGCCATTTGGGTTTCTCCCTTTGTAGTGGCGGTTGGTGTTTGCTTTGACAAGTGAAGTTGCTAGTGCCGTGTGGCGGCTAGTTTTCGGCTTGTGCCTGTCGCAACTGAATCTGACGCTTGCGCAACTGAATCGGTGCTACGGCAGGAACGGTATCAGCCTGCGTGCTGTTTCTGTTGCGCAACTCTGCCACAGTTTCTTCATAGGCAGGGTACGTCACAACGGACACGTCATACAGACGAACCTCTTTGAGTTCACGGGTGCGCTTGTCGTCACTCCATGAATCCTTGACCGTCTGGAAGGCGAACGACATTTGTGACAAGTCGCCACGACGCAGTGCGCTCATTACCTTTGCGGCATCAGGATTGTTTTCGTCCAGCATGGCTTCAATGCGCAAACCAATCTCGTCCTCAGAAAGAGAAAGCGTGCCTGAACGGGTGCGTGCAAGCGGCACGCCTTCATGGTCAATCAACAACCGAACATCTGCACCATCTTTGATGGTTTTTGTAAATGCGCCACGACGGACAAACTCTGTCCACGGCAACGGTTCGGACGGCGAATCAAACACGGCGGCATAACCAACAAGCGTTTTGCCATCTGGGGCGGCACGCAGTTCCAAGTTGCTGTACGCAACGCACCGATTGGCACGGTTTTCAACAACCCAACCAGTTGTGCGGCTGTCCATTTCCATGTCGCCCATCATCACGTCATCATCAGATGCCATGTCATCTTCTGCTTCCACAGAATCATCTTCCATCGGTTCCCACCTGTCGCAGTAGTGCGCCGCATCAACAGACTCATTGAACGCACTGCACATGTTGGATTCGGAATCAAAGTATTCACAGTTGCCGCAGTTGCGACCTTCTGGAACGTCCTCACTGTCGGCAGGACGATAACTCGGTGGCAACTGCCTCGCCTCGTCGTTTTCTTTCTGTGCGTCCAACTGACTCACCACCTGTTCTGCATAGTTCATTGTTCGTCTTGCGCCTTCTTTGGTGCCGTCGCTACCCCACAACAAATGCGCCACAAGTCCTGCTGTTATTTCATCGCCTTGGATTGCGTCCAAGTCTGACAGGTGACGTGCTATCCACGGGGCAATCTTGCGCCACTTCTCCTCTGTCACTGTTCCTGCCGCCATTTTGCGTGCGTCCTCTACCGTCTGACGCACAATGCCGTCACCCGATAATCCTTCCTCGTGATACTGCAAGCCACGCCGTGCGGCATCTCGCATGTATTGCGGCGGTGAAAGGTCAACTGCGGCACGAATCTCGCCAAGCGGTTCCATGTCCTCGCCGAGTGATGCGGCAATCATGTAGTCAATGGCATCTTGTTTGTTTGTGTAACAACTAAGCAGTTCGGTTGAACCATCAGCGTTTTGTTTGACCATTGCCCAACCGTCGCAACCAGTTTCGTTGTTGGAGATTCCGTACGGCATCAGTCCACACTCGGTGTCATTACTCGGATTTCCTCGGTGCCCGATGCGGTGATTGCATACAAAGTTTCCTTTGCAGGCAAAAACATCTCAAATGGAACAGCGTTTTTTTCGGTCAGCAATCCGTTTGCGGCTGTTACGTCCGCACCGCCAAGATAAACGACACCAGCGCCAATGGCGTGAATGTAAACAGTCCGATTGATGTTGTCGGCTGGCACAACCAACACTCGTGTTGTGGATACGGAATAACTTGCGGTGTTCATTGTGGTGGTTCTCCATCTGTTCCGAGGAACGGCAAGTCTGGCGTTCCTGCCATTGGCGCACCCGGCAGGTTCAGCACAAACTTGTCGCCACCATCAAACGGTTCACGTCCTTCAATGTGGCGTGCTTCATTCGGTGTCAACATGCCTGATGCAATCTGTGTTTGTGCGGCACGCACACGAGTGGACAAGTCGGCACGCATGAACTCATCAGCGTTGAAACGCACCTGTTGTGCTGGCGGCATCAAATCGGACAAAGCATCTTCCAGTCGCCGCATCCACGGCAACAGCGTGTGACGTACAAACTGAATGCCTGCGGATTCAACGTTCTGGTATGTCTGTGAATCTCCGCCAGTTCCATTCATCATGTGCAACGGGATTCGGTAAAAGCGTGCAATCTCTCGGACAATCTGCTCACGGTGTGCCATTGTGTCCATGTCGGCGGCAGACGCAGTGATTGCTTTCCACTTCAATCCGCCAGTCAACACGGCAGGGCGACGGCGTTTGTAGTGCGTGTCAATCCATGTGTCACGCAACACTTGTGCTTGTTCCACGGTCAACTGTTGGTCGGTTTCCAAAACAGAGCCAGGTGTGCCACCGTCTCCGTACCACGCCGAAAGGAATCTGTTGATTGAAATGTCCGTGCCGATGATGTTGCGCAACACGTCAATGGGAGACAGCGAACGTGCTTGGTCAGGCAACATCACCCAGTTGAGTTGGCGGATTGTGTCTGCGCCGTATTCTTCTCGCCCGATTTTGTAGATGCGTGTGCCGTCTGGCTCAACACGGACAACAACTTTGGACGGGTGAATGTTGCGCAGTTCTGACGGATACAACCCTGAGCGTGGACACCACCAAAAGGCTGTGCCGTGTATCGCCATTGTGATGACTGTTTGTTGTATGAAGTCAAACATCATTTGGTCATCGTTCGGACGAATGAACACAGGCGGACGTGGCAGTTTCTCCCAGCGTCCTTTCACGTCTCGGTATGGGTCAAGCGGCATTGTGCCTACTGAATCACCAAGCAACGTGACGGCGGCGGCAACAGCAGATGAAGTGAAGGCAGTGAACTCGTCAACAATCTCGCCTGAGTAGTTGCCGAAAATGGGGCGTGCCGTCAACTGGTTTGGGTCAATGGACGTTGGTAGCCCACGACGTTCAGGACGAAACAGGCTCACGAGTTCGCCTCACAGGCAACAACAATCAACGTTCCTGCGGTGATGAGCGCAACTTCAATGCTGTACATACCGACTCCCACGCATGCAATGATTCCGCCGATGACTTCCAAAAACATGATGAGGCGTTGTTTCATTGCGTCACCATACCGAGGCAATCGTAGGCGTTGGCGTACTGATTGAGCGACGTGTTGCTCTGTCCAGCGCCATGCACATTGCAATGGCGGCATCAATCTTGCGACGTGACTTGCCTTTGGAAAGTCGCCAGCCGTTTTCGGTCATGCGTTGTGCGGCTGACAACACTTGGTCGGTGAACATTGGTGAACCATCGTGAACAACTCTGGATTGCACGATGAGGTCATACGCAGTGCCGCACGCTGGAATCATTCGTTGTGATGATTGTGGAAACTCAATCATTGGCAGTCCGTCGTCCATCAGTGCCTCGGCACTTCTTTGGAAAAACGCTGGGTCATAAGCAAACTCCTTGACGTTGTAGTTGCGGTGCAGTTCTCGCAGGTGTGCTTCAACATCAGCAATGTCAATGCCTTCCATGTCTGGGTGCCAAATCTTTGCTTGTGTGTGGAATCGTCCATCAGGTTTTCCTTGTACGAGAACAATGGCGATGCTGTCGTGTTTCAACGCCATGTCAATACCAACGTAGCACTCATCAGTGGTGTTGATGTTGGTTTGTTCCACCAATCGTTCCCATGCACCAACTGGCAACCACGATTCTTGGGAACGCACCCACTGATTCAATCTGAAACGGCGGAAAGACATTTCGCTGGTCTGACGTGAGGACACTTCCATGTCCTCAACATCAAGCAAGCCGAGTGGCAGGTTCGGGTTGGCTTTCTTCCATGCTTTGCGGTCATCAATCTTGCAATCAGGCGGTGCTTCCCACCAATAGAAACCAAACGCATCATCAACAATCTCGTTGGCGGCGACGGACTTGCCGTAGTTGTACAACTGTCCTGCAAGCGTGTCCAAGTCAAAACCAGCAGTGGTGATGCCGATGGTGATTGGGTCAACTCGTGCGCCTGAACCGAGCGTCAATGCGTCCCACAAATCGCTGTTCCGTTGGACGTGCAACTCGTCAAACACAACCATTGATGGGTTCAAGCCCTGTTGCAACTTGCCGTCGCTGGACAACACACGATACACGGCACCAAATCGGGGAACTTCAATGGCATCTCGGTACACCTTGCATTCCGCCGACAACATCGGTGATTGGACAATCTGTTGCTTGGCTTCATTGAACACAATGCGTGCTTGTTGCCTGTCGCCTGCGGCGGAATACACCTCGGCACCTGCTTCACCTGCAAATAGACCATACAAGGCAACAGCAGAACCTAATAGTGACTTCCCTTGTTTGCGTGGCAAACCAATGTACGCACGGCGGAAGCGCAACTTGCCATCATCACGCCGTTCCAACAACGCACCGAGTAGCCACTGTTGCCACTCCGTGAACTCGAGCGGATTACCTGCACGAGTGCCTTTCGTTACTGTCAACCATTGTTCTGCAAAGTCAGCAACCAAATCACCGTCACTCAAACTGTGACGACGAGGAACAAAGAATGTAGGTTGCCACGCCTTCTTAGGCAGTAGTGCGCTTCGCTGCGACACGGTCACGGAACTCCTGCAATCCATCAGTACGCACACCAGTCACACCGAGTCTTGCTCGGTCAGTAGGTGTGAATCCAAGTTGCGCCAAGTTCTGCGCAATCTGTTTCTCCAACATGCGCAAAGCGGCACGCTCACGCCATTCCAAACCGTGACGGAACATCTTGTCACGCAACAACGTCCGTTCATCGGTCTGCTCACAAACAAGCATCACCAACTCTGTGTCTGTCTCCTGTCTCAACCACGGTGAACCGCTTTGCCAAATCATGTTCCACAA